TGACAAGATGACCGCGGTGCTCTCGATCAAGGCCTCCGGGCTGATCACGGAGGCGGCGGGCTCATGACGCGTCAGAGCGACAGCGTGACCTTCGAGGCGGCGGGCAGATCGTGGACCGTCCGGCTCGATGCCGGAGCCTGGATCGAGATCGAGGACGCGACCGGTCTCGGCCTCAATGAGGCCGCCCAGGCCATCATGACCAAGGGCTCGATGAAGACCTTGTGCATGTGCCTGCTTGCCGGGCTGCGGCACCAGAACCCCGAGATCACCTTCGACACAGTGCTCTCGCTGGCCCGTGAGCTTGGCAACGAAAGGCTCATCGGCATCGTCGGCGAGGCGCTGGCTGCCGCCTTCCCGACGGCTACGGAAGCGGCGGGAAACGGCCGCAAGGCGGCAGCGGGCGCTGGGACTGGTATCAGCTCCTGAGCCTCTGGGCCGAAGCCGGGTTCGATCCCGACGGTTTCTGGCGCCAGACCCCCCGGACCTTGGACGCCGTCCTTTCCGGGTATGTCCAGCGGCGCAAGATCGAGCACGAACAGGCGCTGGCGCTGGCCTGGCATGTTGAAGCCTTTGCGCGGGTAAAGCGGCTGCCGTCGCTGGCCAAGGTGCTGGGTCGCCATGAGGGGCGTGTGCCCGTCCAGCAATCCAACGAGGAAATCCTCGCAGCCATGCGTGTGTGGGCAGCGATGAGCCGGCAGGCGACCAGCGCGGCTGAAAGCAGTCAGGAGGTGCGATGAGCGCATCAGTGATCGGCGCGCTGCGCGTCACCCTCGGGATCGACACAGCTGCTTTCGAGCAAGGCCTCGGCATCGCCCAGAAGCGCCTTGTCGCCGCCGGCAAGACCATGCAGGCCTTCGGCGAGCGCCTGTCCGGCATCGGCCAGACCATGTCGGTGGCCGTCACCGCGCCGCTGGTGGCCTTTGGCGCCTCGGCCGTGAGCGCAGCCAACGAAAGCGCCGCTGCGCTGGCGCAGGTCAACGCCGCGCTGAGCAGCATGGGGCCGGTCGCCGGCAAGACCAGCGAACAGCTTCAGCAGGCGGCGGCCGACCTCCAGCGCCTCTCCACCTTCGACGATGACGAGATTCTCAAGTCCGTCACCGCCAACATGCTCACCTTCGGCAATGTGGCCGGGGAGGTGTTCGACCGTGCCCAGCTCGCCGCGGTCAATCTCTCGGCGCGGCTGGGCCAGGACCTGCAAGCCTCGGCCATCCAGGTCGGCAAGGCGCTCAACGATCCGATCCGCGGTGTGACCGCTCTGGCGCGGGTTGGTGTCTCGTTCACCGAGCAGCAGAAGGCCCAGATCCGGGCGATGATGGAAGCCGGTAATGTTGCCGGCGCCCAAGGGGTCATTCTTGCCGAGCTCGAAAAGCAGTTCGGCGGTGCCGCCAAGGCTGCCCGTGACGCCGCACCGGGCTCCGACACCATCGACGCCTGGCGCGAGTTCCAGGAGACTGTCGGAGCGATCATTGTTCAGGTGCTGCCACCGCTGACAGACATCCTCACCGGCGTGCTCAATGCGTTCAACGGCCTGAGCCCGGGCACGCAGACCTTTCTCGTAGGCATGGGCGCGGTAGCTGCCGCTGTCGGGCCGGTGCTGGTGGTGCTGGGCAGTCTCGTCTCTGCCGCCGGCACGCTCACGGCGGCCTTCGCTCCGGCGATTGCCTCGGCCGGCGGTGTCGGGGCGGCGCTGGGCAGCGCGGCGCTGGCTGCGGCACCCTTCGTGGCCGCCGGGGTCGCCCTTGCTGCCGCCTGGTATGCCTTCGGCGACAAGATCGGCCCCGTGCTCGAGGCCCTCAAGACCAAGTTCCAGGAGGTGTTGGGCCCCAAGCTGCAGTCGCTCTTCGCCACGGTGAAGACGACCCTGACGGACCTCTGGAACGGTCCCTTCGGGGAAGCGATCCGGGTGGTGATCGGCGTGCTGGGCGACTTCGGCGCGGCCTACACCGCGATCCTCGGAGAGGCCCTGCTGCGCATCCTCTCGACGCTGGTGACGGCGGTCGAACACGGCTTCAAGATCATCGGCGATGTGCTGCGCGTGCTTGGCGCGCTGCTCACCGGTGACTTCAGCGCCGCGTGGAACGGCGTGAAGCAGCTGGTCGGCGACGTCGTCAATGGCTGGATCGCCGTGCTCAAGAGCCTTGCCCCTGAAGCGGTGGCCGCCGTCCGCGCGCTGGTCACGGGCGTGCAGGAGTGGATCGGTAACAAGCTCACGGCGATCTGGGACTACGCCAAGGCCAAGATCCAGTCGCTGGGCGAGAAGTTCAAATGGCTCTGGGACGTGGTGGTCGGGCACAGCTACATCCCCGACCTCTTCGACGGCATCGCGCGTGAAGCGGGGCGGTTCGCGCCCGAATTCGTCACGCCGCTGGTGTCCGGGATCGCCACGGTGGCGGGTGCCTTCAAGGGGCTGGACTTTACGATGCCCACGTTCTCCGTCCCCGACCTTGGCGGGACGGTCGCCAACGACAACGGCAAGAGCGAGGGGCCAGGCGCGCCGTCTCCAGGCGCCAGCACTGCCGAGGAGCTGCGCGAGGCGTTCCGGCGCACCTTCAGCGACGGGGTGAAGGCAGCGCTCGAGGGCGACCTCAAGGGCTTCTTCCAGAACTGGTTCGAGAGCATCGGCAACCGCGCCTTCGAGAATATCCTGAACGCCGCCTCCGATGCCCTTTTCGACCTGCTCACGCAGGTCCTGGGAGGAGCAGGGGGCGCAGGGGGCGGTCTCACTGGCGTCTTCACGTCGATCTTCTCCTCGATCTTCGGCCGCGCGAGCGGTGGGCCGGTGCTGGCAAACCAACCCTACATCGTCGGCGAGCAGCGCCCCGAGCTGTTCGTGCCCCACACGGCAGGCCGGATCGTTCCCAACCTGTCAGAGCTCGAGCGGCGCAAGGCAAACGACGGGGCAGCCCCTTCCATCGTGATCAACTTCCACGGCCCGGTGAGTCAGCCCGAAGAGGTGCGCCGCAGTGCCGCGCAAGCGGGCGCGCAGTTGCTCAGAATGGCAGCAGCAGGGCGGCGGGGGAGCTGACGTGGACTTCGACGATGTCAGCTTTCCCGGCGCGATCGCGCTGAGCAGCATCGCCGGTCCGGAGTTCTCGACCGAGGTGACCGAGGTGGCATCGGGCTTCGAGACGCGCAACCGCAACTGGGCCGATGCGCGGCTGCGCTTCAACGTCGCGCCCGGCGTGCGCACGATCGAGGACTACGAGCAGGTGCTGGCCTTCTTCTACGCGCGGGCCGGGCGGGCGCGGGGCTTTCGCTTGCGCGACTGGTCGGACTGGAAGTCGTGCAGCGTGAGGGGCACACCTGCGCCCACCGACCAGCTGCTCGGCACCGGCGACGGGGCGCAGCAGTTCTTCCAGCTGCGCAAAGCCTACACCTCCGGGTCCGTCACTCACTGGCGGCGGATCACCCGGCCGGTGGCGGGCAGCGTGCGCGTGGCGCTGGGCGGGATCGAGCAGGCGGGCGGCTTTACCGTCGCGCACGACACCGGCCTCGTGATCTTCGATGCTCCGGTGCCGGCGGGCGTCGCGGTTACCGCCGGCTTTGCCTTCGATGTGCCGGCGCGCTTCGACATCGACCGGCTCGAGCCGATCCACCTGTTCGAGGGGGTGGTGCAGTTGCCTGAGTTGCCGATCGTGGAGGTGCGGGAGTGAGCCGCTTCTTCACCTATCCCAGGGCCGATGAGGCCGATACCACGATCCGCCGCTTCGAGCCGGCATACTGGACGGTCGACTTCCCCCTGCCGATGATGGCAACCGTCGTCACCACCGGGCCCGACAGCCTGCGCCTGCGCGCGGTGTTCCGCACCAACCGCGATCTTGCCGGCCTCATCTGGCACACCGAGGACCGGGCCGATCACGGGCTCTTCGCCTATCCCCGGCGGCGCGACTGCCGCGGCTGCGTGCTCGAGTTCGACTGGCTCTCCTCCGGCATCCGGCCGATGGACCGGCTGCAGTCGGTGACGCTGACGGTCGAGACCTACCGGAGCGGCACGCACTACGTGCGGCTGTGGAACTATGCGACCGCGGGCACGCCCGATGCCTGCCACATCCGCATGGTGCTCGACGAGAGCACGAAGAGCGGCTTCTTCGCCGATGCGCTGGTGCCCTGGCACGATGTCAAGCGCCTGTTCATCTCGCTGCAGCCGCTCGCTGCCGGGCGCGGCAACTGTGCGCTCGCCGCGGCGGCCGCACCGGGAGCATCGTCGATCACGCTCAATGTCGGCGATGGCGGACCGATCGCGCCGGGATCGCGGGTCTTCATCCTCGGCTCGCACGGCGATGTCCCGGCCTATACCGTCACCTCCTCGACCAGCGGGCCGGTGCAGACGCTCTCGATCACCCCGCCGCTGGTGACCGGCGGCGGCACCCCGATCCCCGCCGGGGCCGAGGCCTTCGTCGAGACCGCCGAGGCCGAGCCGATCGGCGAGGCAGCCGCCGAGGTGACCATCGCCAACCTCAGCGTCAGCGGACCGAACAGCACCCTGCCGCTGCGCAGCGCGCCGCTGGCCGTGCATGACCTGAGGATGGCCGACGGCTTCGACAACGCCTATCCCTTCACGCCCGAGCGGCTGGTCCGCCAGGTCCACGCACTCGGCTACCGCGGGCCCTATGTGCTCTACATGGGCATCTCGAAGTTCCATGTGCTCGCCTGGGATGCGGCCGAGCAGCGCCATGTGGTCGATGCCGGTGCCTTCCCGCTCAATGCGCCGACGGTGCAGTGGCTGGAGGACTTCCTCGCCCGGCTCCATGCGCTCGGCCATGAGGTGATCGTCTCGGTCTCCTTTGAGATCCTCGCGCAGTGGATGCCAAGCGCCTGGGCGCAGCGCGCGCATGACGGCACCATGGCCGCGACCGGCTGGAGCCCGCCCTCGAGCCTGATCGCGCCGACCCATCCGCAGGCGCTCGCCTGGCTGCGCGAGGTGTTCCTCGCGGTGCTAGGCCTGCTGCCCGCAGGCGCGCCGCGCCACTTCCAGATCGGCGAGCCGTGGTGGTGGGACGGCAGCTTCGGCAATCACGCCCCGCACATCTACGATGCGACCACCGAGGCGGCCTTTGTGGCAGCGACCGGGCAGGCGGTGCCGACGCCCAGGCTTGCCACCATCTTTGGCCAGCCTGCGCCGCAGCACCTGCCCTACCTCACCTGGTGCCGCGACCAGCTGGGCGTCGCCACCCGCTGGCTGGTCGAGGCGGTGCGCGGGGCCGGGGCCGCAGAGCGCATGCCCCAGATCGAGCGGCGCTTTCGCGGCGGGGCCGATGCCTGGGACAGCCCCGGCGCGGGCGCGATCGAGACGCAGGCATATTTCGGCCGGGGCGGCAGCAACGGGAGCGAGGGGCGCAGCCACCTGCTGGTCTTCACCCCGCAGATCCTGCGCGAGGATGCGCCGATGCTGCGCACGCTCAACTTCCCCGAGGCCGACTGGCAGCATCCCGCCTTCGACGTGCTGCAGATCGAGGATTATGACTGGATCGCCGAGGCGCGGCACGATCTTGCCCGTCTGACCTGGCTGCTCGCCACCCGGGTGCTCGGCTATCCCAAGGAGCAGATCCACTACTTCGCCGGGTTCACCTTGAGGCCCGAGACCACCTGGATCTGGCACGAGACCGACCGGGCGATCTGGCGCGCCTTCCGCGAGGGGCCGGCCGAGGTGTTCGTCTGGAGCCGCGAGCAGGTGATGCGCGACGGCTGGACCTTCGACCGGCGCGACTGGAAGCTGTGGGGCGGCCTCACCCACCTTGCCCAGTGCTGGCGGATCGAACGCACCGACGGGGTGGTGCTGGGGTTCACCTCGCACGACCGGCCGCTGGTGGTGGACGGGCTCGCCTACCAGCCCGCCAATGCCTTCTCGGCCAGCCAGATCGCCTCGGCCGCCGACATGTCGGTGGGCGATGTCGAGCTGCTGGGCGCGCTCGATGCCGAGGCGATCACCGCCGCGGACCTGCTCGCCGGGGTCTATGACCATGCCGCGGTCGAGCTGTTCGTGATCGACTGGAGCGCGCCCGATCTGCCGCGCACCATCGTGCGGCGCGGGCGGATCGGCACGGTGAGCGCGGCGGGCGGCTCCTTCCGCGCCGAGCTGCGCGGGCTCGCCCAGGCGATCCAGCAGCCGGTGATCGACAGCTACAGCCCCGAATGCCGGGTCGATCTCTATTCGCCCCAATGCGGGGTGAGCCGCGCCGCCCATGCCGCAAGCGCCGTCGTCACCGCGCTCACCGATGGCAGCCTCGGCGCGGTGAGCGACAACCGGGTGTTCCAGGCTTCCGGCCTCGGCAAGCCCGACGGCTGGGCCGACTATGGCGAGCTCGTCTGGACGAGCGGCGCCAATGCCGGACGGCGCTGCGAGGTGCGCAGCCAGGTGGGCGGGCGGATCGAGCTGTGGGAGCCGATGGGGCGCGACATCGCCGTGGGCGATGGCTTCATCCTCCATGCCGGCTGCGACAAGGCGCTGGCCACCTGCCGCGACAAGTTCGCCAACGTGCTCAACTTCCGCGGTGAGCCGCACGTGCCGGGGCAGGATGCGATGCTGCGCTATCCCGATCCGCGCGGCTGAGCGCGGTCTTCGACCCTCTTTCCAGCCAAGCCTCATCACCTTGCGCCCCGCCGGGCTGGCGGCGGGGCGCCGATGGAGACTGCCATGATCCGCTATCTCGTCAATCGCATGCGCGAACCCTCGACCTGGGCGGGGTTCGCCGGCCTCGCGCTCGCGCTCGGGATCTCCGAGGCCGAGTGGCAGGTCTGGTCCGCCGCGGCCGCCGCGCTCGCCAGCCTCGCTGCCATGCTGCTGTGGGAGCGCCCCGGGGCCGACCGGGGCGAGGCGGGCGAGCCGTGAGCCCGTGGCGCAGCCTGCTGCCGATGGGCGCCGGCCTCATCCTGCTGGCGCTGGCCGCGCTCGTGCTCTGGCAGTTCGGGGCGGCGCGCAAGGCCGAAGGCGAGGCCCGCGCCGCGGCCGAAGCGGCGGCGCGCTGGCAGGCCGCGCTCGAGGCGCAGACCCGGCAGATCACTGCGCTCGAGGCTGCTGCAGCAGCGCGGGCGAGCGCGGCGAGCACCGCCCATGCCCTCACCCGCGAGAAGCTGCAGCCGATCATCATCCACTCGCTCGAGGAGGCCCGCACCCATGAGACCACCCCTGCCGGCGCTGTGCTGTGCCTTGATGCTGGGCGCGTGCAGTCCATCGAGGCCAGCGCCGCTGCCCTTGGCCTGGAAGGTGCCGCCGCCCCCGGCGGTGGCGCTGCAGCCCTGCACGCGCACCCCGCTCCCGACCGGCCCTGACGGCACGCTCACCGCCGCCGGGGCCGAGCGCGCGCTGCGCCAGCGCGACATCGACCTTGCCCTGTGCGAGGCCCGCCGCCGCGCCGCAATCGCGGCCTGGCCCGATGTGACCCCCGACCCTGCGCCCTGAACCCGAGGACCCCAGCCATGCCGATCACCACCCGTGACCAGCTGATCGATGCGCTTGCCAACGGCGCCAGTCGCATCGTCATCGACAAGGGCTCCATCGCCCTCGGCTCCGGCTCTGCCGGTCAATATGCCTCGCTGTGGCGCGCGACCGGCACGCCGGGGCAGGGCGCCATCCCCGGTGCGGCCGAGGTCTGCACCGGGGCCCTCGTCGGCGCCTTGCCCTTTGCCAACCAGGCCGCGCCGCGCCGCAGCTATCTCGCCTGGCTCTGGGCGGTCTCGAGCGCCAGCGCCACGACGCTGGAGATCCACGACCGGCTGGCGCACATGGGCGGGCTCAACCTCTCGGTGACGAGCGCGCAAACGGTTGGCGTGGATGTCCAGACGCTCGGCGTCGCAGCGGACCGGATCGGCCGCGCGGACTTCTCCGACCTGCAGTGGTGGTACGAGATCTACAGCCCCGGCGGCGCGACCGCGGCCAACGCCACCTTCACCGTCACCTTCGATGACGGCTCGACCGGCACCCTCAACCCGCTCGCCGTGGGCGGCAGTCTGGCGGCCGGGCGCCTCTTCAGCCTCGACGGCCTGCGCACCGCCGCCCAGCAGGGGCGCAACATCCGCGGGGTGAGCAGCGTCACGCTCTCGGCCTCGACCGGGGCGGCGGGCAGTGCCGGGATCACCGTCACCCGCCCGCGCACCGCTCTGCCCATGCCGCTGGCGAACTTCTCCAACGTCGCCGACTGGGCCCAGCTCGGCCTGCCCGACATCCCCAACGATGCCTGCCTGTTCCCGGTGATCATCCCCAGCAGCACGAGCACCGGCACGCTGCGCGGCGGGGGCAAGATCGTCCATGGCTGAGCCTGCCGCCCGCGTCACCGGCGCCGCGGTGGTGGCCGCCGCGCGGCGCTGGCTCGGCACCCCCTTCTGCCACCAGGGGCGGCGGCGCGGGGTGGGGGTCGACTGCGTCGGCCTCGTCATCGCCGTGGCGCATGAGCTCGGCCTCTCCGACTTCGACATCACCGGCTATGCCCGCCGGCCCGACAGCGACCTGCTCGCCCGCCTCGCGCACGAACTGATGCAGCCCATCGATCCGGCCGCCGCCCGGCCCGGCGACGTGCTGCTGATCGCCATCGAGGGCCGCGCGCAGCATCTCGCGATCCGCTCCGACCTTGCCGGCGATCCGGCGATCATCCACGCCCATGCGCCCCGGCGCCGGGTGGTCGAGCACCGCATCGATGCCGCATGGGCCGCGCGCATCCGCGCCGCCTTCCGCCTGCCGGGGGTGGTGGCAGAGGAGGAGGCGGACTGATGGCCTCGCTCGTCCTCTCCGCGGTCGGCACCGCAATCGGCGGGCCGTTTGGCGGCCTCGTCGGCGGCCTGCTCGGCTCGGCGATCGACCGCACCCTGTTCGCCCCCACGCTCACCGCCGAGGGCCCGCGGCTGGCTGATCTTGCCGTCCAGGCCTCGAGCTACGGGCAGCCGATCCCGCGCCTGTGGGGCGAGGCCAACCGCATCGCCGGCAACCTCATCTGGTCGACCGGCCTCATCGAGACCAGGACCACGACGAAGCAGGGCGGCAAGGGCGGCGGCGCGAAGACCACGACCACGACCTACACCTACCACGTCGACTGCGCGATCGCGCTGTGCCGCGGCCCGATCGCGGGGGTGGGGCGCATCTGGGCCGACGGCAAGCTGTTCCGCGACGCCGAGGGGAACCAGAAGCAGGCCGATGCCGTGCGCATCCATCCCGGCACCGAGGACCAGATGCCCGATCCCACCATGCAGGCAGCGCTCGGCGCGGCGAACTGCCCGGCGCACCGGGGCCTTGCCTATGTGGTGTTCGAGCATCTCGAGCTTGGCGACTTCGGCAACCGCATCCCCAACTTCACCTTCGAGGTCGAGGCGCAGACCTCGGCCACGCTCGCCAGCGTGATCGAGGAGCTGTGCGCGGCCGCGGGCGTGCCCGGCCTCGATGCCGCACGCACCGACACAATCGACCTCATGGGCTATGCCGTGGCGCGGCCTGCGAGCATCCGCCAGGTGCTCGAGCCGCTGCGCACCGCCTACTTCTTCGATGCTGCCGAGATCGAGGGCGCGCTCGCCTTCTTTCCCGCCGACGGCACCCCGGTCGCGCGGGTGCCGGCCGGCGAGCTCGGCGCCCATCCCTTCGGGAGCGAGGCGCCGCCGCCGCTCACGCTCGAGCGCACCGCCGATGCCGAACTGCCGCGCCAGATCACCGTCCAGCACCTCGATCCGGCGCGCGACTACCAGGTCAACTCCCAGCGCGCCCGCCGCGCGACCGTGCCGAGCGAGGCCGATCTCTCGCTCGACCTGCCGCTCGTGCTCGAGGCGAGCGAGGCCAAGGCGATCGCCGAACGCATGGTGGCGCTGCAGTGGGCAGGGCGCGACCGGGTGACCTGCCAGCTTCCCATCGCCTTCCTCCATGTCGAGCCGGGCCACAAGCTGGTGGTGATGGACCCCGAGGGGCGCTGGCGCACGCTGCGCGTCACCCGGCGCGAGCTGCGCCTGCCGGGCAGCCTGCTGATCGAGGCGGTGACCGACGGCGCCGCTGCGCTCTCGCGCCTTGCCGTTGCCGCACCCGCCCCGGTGCCGCCGCAGCAAGTGCTGCTGCCCGGCCTTACCACCGCCCAGCTCATCGACCTGCCGCTGCTGCGCGAGGAGGACGACGGGCCGCACCTGCTGGTCGCGGCCGCGGGGGCCTCGGCCGGCTGGCGCGGGGCGCTGCTCCACCGCTCGGCCGACGGCGGCACCACCTGGGAGAGCCTCGTCGAGCTCGATCAGGCCGCGGTACTCGGCACGCTCACCGACGCTCTGCCCGCCGCCTCGCCCCATGTCTGGGACAGAGCCAGCAGCTTCACCGTCAGCCTGCTCGATCCGTCCGACACGCTCGAGAGCGTGAGCGAGGCCGCGGTGCTCGGCGGCGCCAATGCCTGCCTCGTCGGCGAGGAGGTGATCCAGTTCCGCGATGCCGCGCTGATCGCGCCGGGCACCTGGCGCCTGTCGATGCTGCTGCGCGGTCGGCGCGGCACTGCGCCTGCGGCCCATACCGCGGGCGCGCGCTTCGTGCTCCTCTCCGGCGCCGCAGGGATCGCCCGGCTGGCCCTGCCGATGGCCGAGCGCGGCCTTGCGCGCCAGTGGCGCGCGGTCTCGTTCGGCACCCGGCTCGAGGATGCGCCGGTGATCAACCTCGCCTGGCAGGCGCGCGCGCTGATCCCGCTCGCTCCGGTCCACGCGCGCGGTGAGCGCAGCGCCGCGGGTGACCTTGCCATCCGCTGGATCCGCCGCACCCGTCTGCCGGCGCCCTGGGCCGACCATGTCGATGCCCCGCTGGG